TATTGCATTACGAAGAGATATGCAAGACCCTTCTAAAAAATACGTTAGAAGCTAAACAAACTTAACGGTAGGGCTACCTTATGTCATAAGCACCCTATCATTTTATAAACCGAAAGGCTACCTTTACATACAAGCCCTCTAGTCGACATAGAGCTACCTTGTGAACGAAGCCCCCGTAGGAGAAAGAATATGACTACAGAAGTACAAGAGGAAAATGCCAATCCTTACAACATGAACAAACCTTGGCATACAGAAGACGAAATAGGTTTCCAAGATGCAGACGGAGTTTTTTTCGAAAAGCCCAAAGCAAAAAAGGAAGCTGACATAGAAGAACCTGTAGAACAGGTAGCTAAAGAGGAGACTCCAAAAGACGAACCTTACAAGCGACCAGACTACAAGAAACGCTATGACGACTTGAAAAAACATTATGACTCTAAGTTAAATGAATTTAAGTCTAGAGAACAAGAGTTATTAGAACAGGCTGCTGAAAACAGACCTAGTTATGTAGCTCCTAAATCTCCAGAAGAACTTGAAAAGTTTAGAGAAGAGTATCCTGATGTTTATGAAGTTGTAGAAACTGTTTCTCATTTACAGTCCGAAGAGAAATCTAAAGACTTAAGAGAGAAGCTAGAAAAACTACAATCTCGTGAGCAAGAACTAATTCGTAAAGATGCTGAAAAGCGATTGATGGATAAGCATCCTGATTTTGAAGATATTCGCAACAGCGATGATTTTCATGGTTGGGCTAAAGAGCAGCCTAAGTCTATCCAAGATTGGGTATACAACAATGCTGACGATGCTGATCTAGCTTCAAGAGCTTTAGATTTGTTCAAGAAAGATATTGGTATGGATGTTGCACCCAAGAAGTCAAATTCTAAACAGTCCAAGAAATCTGCTGCTGACATGGTTTCCACTAAAACAACTAGTGTAGAGCCGAAGCAAGAGAAAGTTTGGACTGAAAGGGAAATTGCAAAAATGTCTATGGCTGAATTTGATAAGCACGAAGCTGAAATAAGTGAAGCCATGTCACAAGGCAGGATTGCAAAATAATTAACTATTAATTTACAAACTTAGGAGAATATCAAATGGCTCAATATTTTGAACCCTCAACTGATACCGATGCTAACTTTGCAAACTCTGTAAGTGGACAAACTAATAGTTTCTTTTTACCTTCGGTTTACTCTAAAAAGGTTTTAAACTTTTTTAGAAAATCGTCTGTTATTGAAGCTATTACTAACACCG